GCGCTGATCGAGCAGGTCATTGACCGCTTTCAACTGGACCTTGTCGTCGGAGTGCTCCTTGCGTTGCAACTGACGGTTTTCGGCGCGAGCCTGGTTGCTCATGGCGTTATGCATGGTGAATCCTCAAAACGATGGGAGAGTCAGTGCCGGGCGCGATTTGAGCGCCTCGACGAGTTCAGCTTCAGCCAGGTCGCCCGCGGACTCGCTCCGGAGCAGGTGTTGCAGTCCACGGTTGGCAATCACCGTTGACTGATTTTTCGAGAATCCTGCCTCGCGCAAGAGCAACTCGAATTCTTTAAGTGAAGGAAGGCCGCCATGTGCCAGCTTCGACTTGATGGTGTCGGTGCGCGCCTCATCGTTGGCCGGTACCGTCACAATGGAAATTTCCACCAGGTCGAGCTTGGTGAGCGTGCGGATGCGTGTCTTCTCGTCGAAGCTCGATTCGCGCACGTAATAGCCGATGGAAAGGCCAGTGATGGATCGGGACTTCATGCCGCGCATGGCGATACGCGCATACGGCGCATCAGCCAGCCAGAGCTCGCCATCACCGAACAAGCCCTTGGCGTCCTCTTTCAGCGTATCCATGGACCAGGAACCGATTGGCTCGGCGGTGCGATGCTGCCAGAGGACTGGTAAAGACCTGCCTTTCGCCTTGAGGTCGGCGATCGAATCAAGAAACGCCCCGGGCGCCACCACCTCGTTGTAACTGTCGACGACACCGAACACCGATCCGTAGCCAGAAAAAAGGCCGTCATCGCTGACAGCCTTCACGTCGTAATCAAATGAGCGGTACTTCACCGCGAGGGACTGGTCTTTCCGTTTCATTCCTGGTTCCCCTTGGGGGTTTCGTTGAGCCAGTCCAACAGCGCGGAACGGGCTTGCTGGGCATCGCCCGAGCCCTCGCCGAGCTTGTCGATCGGCAGCATGTTGGATTGAACGGTGAGCTTCGCTGCGTTACCGCCCATGGGTGCAAGGTTTTCCTTGATCCGGCAGTCGTCGCGGGTATAGATGCCGTTTTGCGTCATGGAGCTGTAGAACGCGGCGCGCGCAGCGCTGTCGGCGCGGAGCAGTCCCTCTGGGTTGAACTTCGCGTAAAACCGCCGGCGCTCATCGGGCCGCAGTAGGCGGCGATTAATGCTCTGCTCGATGCGTTTCATCCAGGGAAGCAGCGTGAAGCTCAGGAAGCCGAGCATCTGCTGTTCCATGCCAGTGCCCCAGCTGGTGCTATTGGACGTGTGGCCGACCATCCAAGGAGGAACACGAAACCACCGGCAGATCTCTTCGACGTTGAAGGCCCGGGTTTGGAGCATTTGTGCATCTTCGGGCGTCATAGACACCTGCTGATACTTCATGCCAGCTTCCAGAACCATCGTCTTTCCGGTGTTCACAGCGCCGGCGAACTTGGCAGCCATGTCCTCTCGGATGTCCTCCCGCTGGGCTTTGTTGAGAATTTGGTCTGTGGAAAGAACGCCGCCGAGTTTCATCCCGTTGGCAAACATCTTGCTGGCCGACTCATCGGCAGCCATAGCAGCGCCGAATACATTGCGGCCCATGGCAAGCGGGCTCAAACCGCACATGGGATCGGTCCCGAACCCGCGCGTGTGCATCATTTGCTCATCGAGTAGCGTATGAGGCTTGCCCTCGCTGTCGATGAACCGGTACTCGATCGCGCCGCTGCTCGTGCGCCGAGGCGGAGAAACAGATTGTGGGAGGATAAATTCCAACGAAGACAGATCGCGCCCCACCAAATGAGGCTCATTAAAACTGTTGCCGCTGAGCAGCAAGCTGGCCACCACACATTCCCAGAACTCAACAGGGGTTTGGTCGGCGTTCGGCTGCTGGCTGATCACCCGGTGCACGGGGTGCGAAGTGGCCACCTCTGGCACACCGTTATTGTCTTCGTAAAGTGCGATCGGGAGGGTGGCCAGGGTTTCTGCGATGAGGCGTACGCAAGCCCACACCGTCGACAACTGAAGCGCTGTCTGCTGGCTCACCGTTTTTCCCGACGCGGAATCAGTGCCGTAGTAACCATTCCAGAATGAAGCGTCACCCAGGCCAATGCGCCGACCTACCCAGCCAGCAAGCGAGGACTTCACAAATCCAGGCTCGGCGGATTTGAATAGAGCCTGGCGCAGGACTGACTTGATAGGTTTATTCACCAGTCAGCCCCTTACGGATGAATCCAGCCGCAGCCAAGAAAGAAGCAGCGCAAGCGATGAGTGCCCAGCCGAGACCGACCAAGACAAATACGCCGGCGACAAACAGGCACAGCGCGGCCACGGCCGCCACGATGAAGAGGATCAGGCCTGTATCCATGGGTTCGTTATCCAACAATGATAGGTTTCGAAAAGAAGTCGCTGATGTTGCCGCTGTTGTCGTTGGCGAGGATTAGCGCCCTGCCTATAGCCATGATCAGCGCGACGGCGCCGTCGATCTTGTTGTCGTCGCCCTGCTTGATGGGCCGCACGACGTCATCGTTACCGGGCATGTGTTTACCGATCACGTTGGCGATACACCAGGTCATTATCGGATGCCCATCGTGGTGAAATCGGCCAGCGGTAATAGCTGCCTCAAGTTCCTTCATGGGATCAGACATGTTGGTGTAGTTCTGCGTGGTCGTGATCGGGTTGAAACCTTCATCATCGAGATCGTGACTGAGGCCGGTGGCGCCGTGGGGGTCAATCGGGCACTCGCGGACCGGGGCCTGGTGATTGGCCTCCTTGGTGTCCTCGAAAATTTCTCGGTAGTCGATCTCGGTGCCATCGGTTATCTCCAGATGCTTGGAATTGATCCAAGCTTGGAACCGTTCGGACATGCGCTTGTTGTCGCTGTCGTAGGCAGTGTCGTAGGGCACCCAGAACTTCGGCGCTACGCTGTAATAGTGCGTCTTCCCATCAATGACACGCCAAAACAGGCGCGCCCTTGAGTTCATATCCAGCTTCCGCGCCAAGTCGAAACCAGCGATCCACTCTTGTCCCTCGAACTGTTCCAGGGTGAGCGTGGTGTCTTCGCAGGATTTCCAGTCCTCCATGTTGAAGAAACCGGATTTCGCACTCACCCAGAGATTGAGGTGCTTCGTTTTGAAGGTGTTGGCAAACCGGGCCGAGCGAATGGCTCTGGCCTGCTGACTCTCAAGGTACTCCTGAAACACCGAGACCCCGTGGTTCGGATTGGCCTTGGCCAGCATTTTCGGATCGGTCCAGTCGTCGCCCTCATCTAGCGTCCAGATCCAACCGAACAACTCTTCGTCCGGCACCGTACCGGCCAGCATCTCGACGACCTGGCGGCGCTTGTCGTAGCAAGGGCCTTCAATGTCGGCGCCGGCCGTGGTGATGATGAACATCAGAGGCTGGCGTCGGGCGCCCATGCCTGTGAGCATGGTGTCGTACTGGGCCGACGTTGGGTGCTCGTGGTATTCGTCGACGATGGCGCAGCTTGGCGAGGCCCCGTCACCCGGGTTGCCGATCAGTGGCTCGAACCGGCTGAAGTCGGACGGGATGTTCATGTTCGAGGCGTTCACCTCAATCCCTGCGGCTTGAATCAGCATTGGTGACTTGCTGACCATCAGCTTGGCGGGCCGGAAAACCTCCCAGGCCTGTTTCTCAGTCGTTGCGCCGGCGTACACCTCGGCGCCGAATTCTCCATCAGCAACAAACATGCTGATGCCCACGCCGCCGGCGACAACAGATTTTCCATTCTTTCTGGGCACTTCCCAGTAGCTTTCACGGAACCGGCGGTGACCGCCCTTCTTCTTGACCCAGCCGAATGTCACAGCCAGGCCAAAAAGCTGCCAGGGCTCCAGCGTGATCAGTTGACGCTTGAATGCCCACTCACCCTTGGTATGTGGCAGCAGCT